CTCTGCCTGTCTCTGCTGTTTAGCGAGTGGGCCTTCATATTCAATGTCTATCTCTCTGATTCCCATGCGGGCCATGATAGGCGGAGGAGGAGGAAGGACGGGATATTTCCCTGAAGTCGCCCTCATCATTATCCCGAATTCTCTTTCAATGAGAGGGGTAAGTCCTTCACTCTCAAATCTTCCAAGAGCAGGGCCGAGAACTCTCTGCATGAGTTCATATCGGACAGCTACTTCCATTTCCCTCATGTCTGATTTTTCTGGAAGATTTAACTGGTCTGAATAAAAGCATTGTCTGATTGACTGTCGAAGTGCATCTTCTTTAATCTGTGATTTATCGTAGTTTGCCTTGCGGTCATAGAACCAGATTGAGTCCTTATCTCTGGCTATATTTCTTCCACCAGGATACAGTTTAAGGGAACCAATCACGCCTCCATCTCTTTCAAAACTTGGAGGATCAAGGTCTTTTGCCCATCCTTTGAGTCCATACTCTTTAGCCTTATTTAAAGTCTTGACATCGGGAAGGGCAACATGGCCACGACCTCTCCCGTAGTCCTCTCCAGTTGCCTTAGACCATCGTGGGACTATGAATGGAAATTCCCAATATCCACCTTCTGAAACCAACTTCTTATCGTCAAGGCAAATGTAGTAAGATACCCAGGGCTTTCCGCCTTCATCTTTATCAAAATCTAATTCTTTGGGATAAACACAATGCAGAAATTTAAACTTCTCGTCAGGTTTTTTCTCGTATGTAGTGGTTATCTTATCACCGAGATTTTCCTTTCCCCATTTTTTAACTGCCGCCCTTGCCGAAAGTTCAAACTCCCTAAAGAGTGTATCAACCCTTCCTTCTGCATTCTCAGACGTGCAGTATTCAGAGTTCTGAATGGACTTATACTGAAGACCATTGAACCCAGGATAGAGTATCGGCTTCTCTTCTACAAAAAGACAACCCTGACCGAATCCAGGAAGGTCAAGAAAAGCCTCATGGACTTCAGAACTAAAGTTCGATTGATGTCTTGCAACACTCATAACGTTTGCACAAACTTCAACCCAGTCCATTACTTCCTTGAGCTGATTCAATTTGTAGTCTCTTAATTTAAAAGAAGACCAGATAGAAGATGAAGGGGTAAGAGTCCCGTGCATAGTAGCACCAAGATCGTGAAGAGACATTTCAGCAGTAGAATCGTATTGCTTTGAAGTCTGCTTTGCTCCAGGAGTAGGTTTATATCCAATCCCGATTCTACGTGGGAACTCATACTCCGCTATCTCTTCCCAAAGGGGTTCATAAAGAGCACGGACACTTTTTAGTTCTTCATTACGGTCTATCTGAAATTTAACTTCTTCATCTGTTAACGGCATATCATCTCCCCAAAATACTCCTACGCTGAACAGACCCATCTTCCGAAAGACCACCTTCCTCTTGGGTAAGCAAACTCCGTCTCCTGCGTTTTCTTTCTATTTTAGGGGCTGTTGAAGACTTTGGAGTTTCAGCAACCACTGGAGTTACTGGAGTGTTTGGAGTAAGTCCTCCGCCGCCTGCAGGAGATGATTCAGATTCACCCAATAGTCCAATATCTCCACCTGGGCCAATCGTTCCTCCTTGTGCCCCCACGGTTTCTGTTGATGTTACTTGTGCAGAAGATAAAGCTGCTGCCATATCTTCTCCCATTTCCGCTGCCATCGCATCCGCATCGGTTCCAGCATCTCCACCTGCACCCGCATCACTCATCTTTCTCCCCTCCTTTTATCTTGCCCATACATCGAATTCTGTTTCACTCTCACGAATCCCATAATTATCTGCAAACACATTAAAACTTGTTTCTGATTTAAAAGAACCCTTTGACATAGTTGCTTCCCTAAATCCTACTGCAAAATATCTAAAACTATCTGAACCGTTTGAAGCCCAGTCGTGCAAGGGTCTCTGCTTCCAACACCTATTGTCCTCATCCCATTCCTTATGATAATTATTTAAAGCATCAATACCTCTTTCACACTTAGTCTTATCAAACCAGCACCGAGGAATAATAGAACGAACAGCACTAATACCATCCTCAATACTAAGTTTGGGAATAATATCCACAGGTCTTAAGCCTAAAGAATAAGCCTGTTCCTCTATGCTAACACCCGTTCCAAGTTGCTTTGACTGTGCATCAAACGGAAAACCATGTCTCCCATAAGCATAAGACTTCTCTCTTAAAATCTTAACATAATAATCTATCCCAACCCCAGACGCCTCCAGATAATCTATTACCCTAATCTCTTTCCCTATGGACTGTGTAAACCAAATAGCAGTCGCATCCCCTATCCCCAAATCCCACCACGTATCCACCGGAAATTTAGGCTCCCACGGCACATTACTAATCCTACCCTCCAGTTCAGCCTTTTCCATCAACTTACCATAATAAGAACCAGACATAGGGGCTGTCCAAGAACACCAGAACTCCTGACGAGATAACTCAGGATCCATACCATCCTTTATCTCCTGATCTATGTCCTCCTGCGTTATAACAGGAGTCCCATCATCCCTCTTTGTGTCATCCACCGTCAACGTCTGGGTAAACCACCTCACAGGGTCAGCCTTAGCCTTCTGAAAATCCTTCCAAGCATGATTCTTACCTCTCGGAGTAAATATAAATACAGCCCACCCATTGTTCTCCGTTAAAATCGGCCTTATCAAATCCCATGCCTTCGGATTCTGAACACTATACTCAGAAAATATACAACCCTTCGGATTTGTCCCAATTATAGAATCATACTGATCCGTCCCTATTACCTGGTAGATACTACCATTCTTAAACCTTACCTTCATCTCCGTATCGTTGGGCTTACCATCCCTCGCCTCTTTGGGTATGTAATCCAAAAACTTCTTCCCATCCCTCGTCCTGCCATCCCACAACACCCTCTTGCCCAACGTAAAAGTAGGAAAAAGATGGTAATACACCCCAGGATCTATAATAGCCTTCTTTACAGCATAATTGAGCATCGTTGAATCCTTCCCACTCCTACGATGCCATACCAACATCGCACGCTTCCCACCACCATCCAAAAACTCCAAAACAGGCAACTGATAAGAACGTGGACTAAACCCATACGGAAGCTGAATTATACCCATATATCACCTAAAGAACAACATATTTCAGACTTACCAATAACCCTATGATACTGATTTTGAATAAGATTTTTAATTCTATTCCTCATTAAATCCTTACCATCCAATCCTTTATTAAAAATTCCCACAACTTCTATTCTCCAAGGCTTACCTCCATACTCTTTTTTCTCTATTACCTCACTCTTAACACAACCTCCCCTAACCATTTCCTTCTGAATATCCTTAGCTAAATCAATCAACTCAGGATTAAGAACGTATGCTAAATAAGATTGCATATTAACTCCTAAAAACATTTTTCATAAATTTCCCTGTAATTCGTGAGAAGGATACATCGATACTTCGACTCCAAGTCAACCCCCCCCCACCCCCTGCCCGGGAATGTTTTACCTACACGCTGGCATGATCCTTGCCCCACTGACCCAGAGTGTTCAATCTTGAATGTCTGATAAGATATAGAATGTCTTCTCCCATCTACCCTGCAGCCCTTGACTATCAACGACCTACCTAAGTTTACATCATACATAACATACCATCATTCTCGACACCTTGACTATTAAGGGTTAGCGGGGCTTGTGAATATCATCCTCCTCTTTCTTTTTAGCATAGTCCATCACTTGAAATATAGTTCCCTCAACCTCTATTTTCTCCTTCGGGTAGTGATCTAACAGCTTGTGAGCATCCATTCGGGCTTTCTGTTGGATCTCCAGAGCAGGGATATCATCGGAGTATATCACTTCACCTTGATGTTGAAATACTTTAGTTTGAGTGGCATTTAGTTCTTCTTTTAGTTTATTAGCAAGGTAAGAAGGAGTTATACCAACATCGTTAAGTGCTTGTATTATTGGTGAGTTTAACTGTTTTAATATATCTTCTTTTGTTACTTCTTTATTCATATTATACCTATATGATATTAAGTATTACCTTTAGTTATTATATATCTTTGTAAGATAGAAGGAAAAGCGTATAATCTTCTTTTTCTTTGTTTACCTTTACCAAAGATATTTTTTGTTATTGCACCGGCTTGTTGTAATTCTTTTGATCTTGTAAGAAGGGTAGATTGAGGCCAACGGAGGTATTCTGCGATTTCTTTTGAGCCGATAAGTGCATGTTCTTCCATTACAGGTCGTATATCATACAATTTAGGGAATGTCAAGGGAAAGTTTTTGGAGGGTTGCAGGTTTAAAGGAGAGAGTAAAGTATTTCATTAAAATCTACAAGCATTTTAGTCTTGCTTCGCTTTTTAGGCTACGCAAGACAAAGTCAAAAGTAATCTTGAATTAGGTGGGAT